GTTGTAAGCGGTAAAATAAAATACAGCAAAAATGGCCAACAAAAATGCAGCAAAAACGGCCACCAAGTACAGCACCCCTGCTGGGAAAAATGGGTTGTGTTACCATAGGCACAAATCCATTGGCGGGAGGAGTGCAGATTGATGAGGTGGCATATGTACATGCAAATCCATTCGATGAAAAATCAGGGATTTAGCAAGCGGCAGGTGGCCGAAAAAATGGAGCTCAACTTTCGGACGGTGTCAAAATATTTGTCCTTAACACCAGAAGAATTTGAGCACAAGATTCTCAACCGGGAAAGGCGCAGAAATCTCGGTCTTTACGAAGGAGTAGTTGTTGATTGGCTAAAAAAACACCCGGATATGACCGCAGCCCAGGTGTTGGACTGGTTAAAGGAGCATTACCAGGTCTGTGTTTCGGAAAGATCAGCCAGGCGGTTTGTTGAAAGGCTCAGGAAGCAATATTCAATTCCAAAAGTAAAAGGTCATGAACGCCAATACGCAGCAGTAGAAGATCCACCAATGGGACAGCAGATGCAGGTAGACATGGGAATGGCCTACGTCTTCGATTTTCACAAAAGAAATTACCGAAAACTGTACTGCGTTGCCTGTGTTCTCTCCCATTCCCGGTTCAAATGGGGAGAATGGTATACAAAACCTCTGACTTCCGGGCAGTTGGTGGCCGCTTTACAGGAATGTTTCGAGTATATGGGCGGGATGCCTAAAGAATTAGTCTTTGATCAGGACCGCCTACTGGCCGTAGACGAAAACTATGGTGACATTATCTTCACCAAAGAGTTTGAACAATTCCGATTATCCAGCGGTTTTGAAGTCTACCTGTGCCGGGGAAACGACCCGGAAAGCAAGGGGCGAGTAGAAGCCACGGTCAAGTACTTCAAGAACAACTTTGCAAAGAATCGGCAGTTCGTGAACTTAGACATCTGGAATGAGAGCTTTGAGGATTGGTTGATAAGAACCGGCAATGCCAAAGTACATGGGATTACAAAGAAAGTACCGGCCGAAGTCTTTGAGCAAGAAAGACTTTTTCTAAAACCGGTACCCTCAACCAGGAAAACTATTGAAAACATTGTAACAAGAGAGGTACATAAGAACAATACCATATTTTTCAAGGGCAACCGGTATCCCCTCCCCCTGGGGACATACCGGCCGGGCCAGAAAGTAAGCCTTAGTATTGAGGGGGAAGTTCTTAAAATCCGGGATGATCTCGATGGATATATCATTGCTGAACATAAAATCTCAAAGAACAAGGGGGAATTGGTACAAAACAACAACCATAAGCGGGATACCACACAGAAACTGGACAGTATTCAGAGCAGCCTGTTTAAGGCCCTGGGCGAAAGTGAGGATGCGCATACCTTCCTAACCCAGATCCGCCGGTTAAAGGTGCGCTATGCAAGGGATCAGTTCAGTCTCATTGAAAAGATGTTGAAAATACATACCGGTATAGTTATTGATAAAGCCTTAAATTACTGTATATGCCACAGTCTATTCAGTGCCGTAGAATTCAGGAATGCTGCACAATATTTTGCCGGCTGTCTTGAAAAAGAACTGGAAGACGTGAGCCATCATTCGAAAGTTGCCATATTGACAACAAGCATAATCACAACGAAAAGGCAGCTTTCCGAATATGAACGGGTTGTGAAGGGGGGTGATTTTTAATGCCCCTCCTTAACGAAGTCCAGGATCAACTATCAGGATTGCTGCTCACGAATGCTGCCCGCAGCTTGGAAACAATCCTAGAAAAAGCACAGGCGCGAGATTGGACAATACTTAAAACCTTAAATATCCTGCTTGGTGAAGAAAGGAAGGCTCGAACCGACAATGCCAGAGAAAGAAGACTAAAACAGGCCAGCTTCCCCTATGTGGCGACGATAGAAGAGTTTGACTTCGGGTTTCAAACCAGCATATCCAAAAAACAGATGAACCAGCTTTTGGAGCTTTCCTGGCTGGAGAGTGCCTTTAATATTATGTTCTTGGGTCCGCCCAGCGTAGGCAAAACACATTTGGCCGTATCCCTGGGAATTGCTGCCGTTAACACCGGCTACTCAGTGCTATTTATCCATATGGACCAACTAATTCATGCGCTGAAAACTCAGGAAATATCGCCAAAGAGCAAGAACAAGTTGAAAAGGTTATATCAAGTGGATCTGGTTATCATCGATGAAGTAGGCTTTCAACCGGTAAACCGCAACGAAGCCAACCTGCTGTTTGGAGTGATTAATCAGCTTTACCAGCAAACGTCTATCATCTTAACTTCCAACAAGGGATTGGTTGAATGGGGAGAGTTCATGGGAGATCCGGTTATTACTGCTGCCATGCTGGACAGACTCATGCATAAGTGTGAGATCCTCAACATGGAGGGCGACAGTTACCGGCTTACTCACCGGGAAACAATACTCAAGGATTAACATGAAAATTTCCAGAAAAAACGGTGGTCAAGTGCTGCATTTTAAATGGCCGAAAATGCTGTATTTCTATTGACCGTTCACAACGAGGAGGTAAATAAGATATGAGTCTACTTTCGGATTTAAACGAAGTCCTGACGCCGCTGGGTATCCCTATCGAAACCGGCGTGTTCAGCGGTGTACCTCCTGACGAATATCTGGTCTTTATCCCTTTGACGGACATATTTGAAGTCCATGCCGATAACCGCCCGGGCTTTGATGTGCAGGAAGTTCGAATATCTCTGTTCTCAAAAGGCAATTACCAGCAGCGGAAAAGGCAGATCACACAGGCTTTATTGAATGCCGATTTTACTGTGACTGAACGACGATATATCGGACACGAGGACGATACGGGATATCACCATTACGTCATTGACGTGGCAAAAAACTATAGATTGGAGGAATAACACATGGCAACTATCGGTCTTGACAGACTGTACTATTCAAAGATAACCGAAGATTCCAACGGCGAAGAAACCTACGCTGTGCCTTCGGTACTCGCCAAAGCCATCACCGCTGAACTTTCGGTGGAGCTGGTTGAAGCAATTTTGTATGCGGATGACGGTGCCGCTGAAGTGGTAAAAGATTTTAACAGCGGTACCCTTACCCTCGGCGTGGATGACATTGGCCCAACTGTCGCGGCAGATCTAACCGGCGCATCCACTGACGATAACGGTGTACTGATCTCCGCCAGTGAGAATGTGGGTACACCCGTGGCAGTTGGCTTCAGAGCGCAAAAGGCCAACGGCACGTATCGGTACTTCTGGCTCTATCGCGTGAAGTTCGGCCTTCCTGCAACAAACCTACAGACAAAGGCTGATTCTATTACCTTTTCTACACCTACTATTGAAGGTACCGTTATGCGCCGTAACAAACTGGATGGCATGGGTAAGCATCCCTGGAAGGCGGAGGTCACGGAAGGTGACGCAGGAGTCTCATCCGGTACTATAACCGGTTGGTTTACTGAAGTTTATGAGCCGGTCTACACACCGGAGCCGTAAGGAGGATGCAGAATGGATAATGAGAGAAGCGCCGCAATCAACATCGGCGACAAAGAGTATGAACTGGTTCTGACCACACGTGCGACAAAAGCGATTGCCGGTCGTTACGGTGGCCTTGAAAATCTCGGAGAAAAACTGATGAAATCCGAAAACTTCGAGATGGCCTTGGATGAGATTGTTTGGCTCATCACACTGCTGGCAAATCAATCCATTTTGATTCACAACCTTAAGAATAAGAACGCTCCGGAAGAACTTCTCACCGAGGAAGAGGTGGAGCTTCTTACCTCTCCGCTTGACTTGGCAGCATATAAAAACGCAATCACCGAAGCAATGTTTAAAGGTACAAAGCGAGATGTTGAAAGTGAGGAAGAAACACCAAAAAACGTGGAAGTCGGGTAACGGACGCTGAAGTCTTTACCCGGCTTCTTTATTATGGAACAGTTCAGATGGGCATGGATGCAGAAGAATTCTGGCTCATGCCCATCGGGCTGTTTTTTGATTTATGGGCCTGCCACAAGCAATGGCGCGGCATTGAAAAGCCGAAGAAAACCCGAACGATTGACGATATTATCCCACCGGGTATATAGGAGGAGGTGAAGGCATGGCAGACAATTTCGGTTTAAAGATAGGTGTCGAGGGCGAGCGTGAATTTAAGAAAGCGCTCTCCGAAATCAACCAGTCATTCAAGGTGCTGGGCAGTGAAATGACCCTTGTTACCAGCCAATTTGATAAAAACGATAAATCAATACAATCGGTCACCGCTCGGAATGCGGTTCTGAATAAAGAGATCGATGCACAGAAAGAGAAGATTTCAACCCTAAAGGCTGCTCTTGATAATGCCTCCTCCTCTTTTGGCGAAAATGACCGCCGTACTCAAAACTGGCAGATTCAGCTGAACAAGGCACAAGCAGAACTCAACGGTATGGAGCGTGAACTTGAAGAGTCCACAATCGAGGCGGATAATCTCGGCGATGAATTAGACGAATCCGGTAAAAGTGCAGAAGATGCCGGTGGCAGGTTTGAGAAACTCGGTGGTGTACTCAAGGGCATTGGTGTGGCGATGGGCGCAGTTGCCGTTGCCGCAGGAGCTGCTGCTATTAAGTTAGGTAAAGAGGTGGTTCAGCAATTCGGAGAGTTGGAACAAAACCTCGGTGGCTCTGAGGCTGTTTTTGGTGCATATGCGGCATCGATTCAGAAAACCGGTGAGGAAGCATATAGGAACCTCGGTGTCTCCCAAAGTGAGTATCTCGCCACTGCCAACAAAATGGGTGCCTTGTTTCAAGGCTCTGGTATTGAACAGCGTAAAAGTCTTGAACTAACTGAAAAAGCCATGCAGCGTGCTGCGGATATGGCATCCGTTATGGGTATTGATATGTCCTCTGCCATGGAAGCAGTCACAGGCGCGGCTAAAGGCAATTTTACGATGATGGATAATCTCGGTGTTGCCATGAATGCCACTAACATCCAAGCCTATGCTCTCGCAAAGGGTCTGGATTTTACTTGGAATACCGCAACGCAGGCAGAAAAAGCTGAAATCGCCATGCAGATGTTTTTTGAGAATACCGAGCAGTATGCCGGAAACTTCGCCCGTGAATCAACTCAGACAATTACTGGTTCGATTGGTCTGCTTCAAGCCGCACTTGGCTCTTTTACAGCTGGGCTGGGCAATGCCAATGCAGACATGACAAATTTGACAGAGAATCTTGTTGATGCTTTCAAAGCAGTTGTTACCAACATCGTACCAGTTTTAGAAAATATCGTGGCAGCATTACCGACAGCAACAGGTGCAATTTTAGCAGCGGTGGCTGACTTGCTTCCCATGCTACTTGAATTAGTCACAAGCATCTTCACGCAAGTTTTGGAAACAATTTTAAACCTCTTACCAGAACTTATCCCGGCGGCGGTCAGTGCTCTAATGACAATTGTCGGTGCTTTGATTGATAATCTTCCACTGCTCATAAATGCGGCAATAGAACTGGTCACCGCTCTTGTGGAGGGAATTGGCATAGCTTTGCCGCAGCTCATCCCCGCAGCGGTTTCTGCAGTCACGAAGATTGTCCAAGCTTTGATTGAGAACCTGCCAATGCTGCTGGATGCAGCTTTGCAGTTGATTATAGGGTTAGCACGGGGATTGGTAGATGCAATACCTCAGCTTGTTTCTGCCTTGCCTGCCATCATCGAAGCCGTGGTGGATTTTTTGATTGAATCCATTCCAGAGATTATTGATGCTGGTATTCAGTTGCTGACCTCACTTGTGACAGCATTGCCTACCATCATTACGGCGGTTGTAGAAGCAATTCCGCAAATAGTTGACAGTATCATCAATGCAGTCATTGGGTCGATTCCTTTGATTATTGATGCAGGTATCCGGCTTTTGATATCGCTGATTCAGGCACTTCCTCAGATTATTACTACTGTAGTAGCTGCTATTCCGAAGATTGTTTCTTCACTGGTCAATGCCATCATTGGAAACATCGATAAGATTATTCTGGCCGGTGTTCAGCTGTTTGTTGCCTTGATTGCAAACCTGCCAAGGATAATCGTAGAGGTTGTTAAGGCAGTTCCTCAAATCATCTCGGGACTGGTCAGAGCCTTCACTGGTTATATCGGTCAAATGGCACAAGTGGGTGGCAATTTGATTAAAGGGTTGTGGAATGGTATTTCTGACGCAGGTGCTTGGCTATGGAATAAGATATCTGGATTTTTCGGTAATGTGGTATCGAAGATTAAGAACTTCTTCGGTATCAAGTCCCCGTCTGCTCTGTTTGCCGGAATTGGCCATAATATGGGCGAAGGCATCGGTGTGGGCTTTGAGGATGCAATGGCTGCAGTTTCAAGGGATATGCAAAATGCAGTACCTACAAACTTCGATTTGAATTACAGAGGTTTATCCGGACAAGGCAGTGCCTCCGGCGCAAGCATCACCCAAAACCTCTCAGTGGTAACGCCAAAGGCTCTGTCCGAAAAAGAACTGGCAAGGGAGTTCAAAAACCTCTCCCGCAAGCTGGCACTTGAATTTTAAAGGAGGTCTGACTGTGGAACTAACATATATTAATGCGGCTGGCAGGAGCATCACGCTCAAACAAAGCCGACCGTATTTTCTTACTAAAATAGACGGCACTGGCAACATACGTCAGACCGTTAACACTTTCAAGGCACCAGATCAGGACGGTGCTTTTTATATTTCCTCTACATTGGATATGCGCAACATCATACTGGAGGGTACTGTCTTAGCAGATACACCTGATGATGCTTATGCACACAGGCAGCGCCTCCTTCAGATATTTAGCCCTAAGCTGAATGGGACGCTTCGATACCGTGAACGGCAAATTGCTTGCGTTGTAGAGGAAGCAGGCTTTGTCGTTTCCACCAGGCAGCGGATACCTAACTTTTTTGTCAGTCTCCTTTGCCCTTCTCCCTTCTTTGAGTCATTGGAAGAAATGCGTGAGGAATTGGCTTCTTGGATACCGCTATTCGAGTTTGAACTTGAAATACCTGAAAGCGGCATGGAGTTTGGAATGCGGCAGCCCAGCCAGATCATCACGGTGGACAACATCGGTGATGTTTCCTGTGGCTGCGAGATTGTATTCCAGGCGTTGGGGACGGTTACGAATCCGGAACTCTTAAACATTGACACCGGTGAATACATCCGGCTTCTCACGACGATGGATGCCGGGGATGAACTGCGTGTGTATACCCATTTCGCCGGAAAGCGAGTAATCAGCGTCAATGGAGCGGTGGTAACAAATGCTTTTTCTTTGCTTGACACTGATTCTGTGTTTTTCCAGCTTGCCGCAGGCATTAATACTTTGCGCTACGATGCTTCAGTCAATATGGAACTGCTGGAAGTCAGCATTTACTATCGTCCACAGTTTCTGGGGGTGTGAATATGCAACTATATATCTACAATTCAGACCGAGAACTCTCTGGTATTGTGGAATCTTTCGAATACCTGCGCTGGACACGGCGTTACTCCCATTGTGGTTCATTTGAGCTAAAGGCGATTGCAACACCAGAGAATACTGCACTCTTAAAGGAAGGGAATATCATTTGGAAAAACGATGATGAAGAAGCCGGTATTATTGAGCATCTGAAGCTATCTCAAACCGAGCAAGAATTCATCACGGCGAGCGGTCGCTTTGCGACCTCCTTCCTCTCCCGCCGTATTGTGTGGGAAACAGAAAAATTATCCGGCGACCTTTCTGCCTGTGCCCTGCAGCTGATAACTAATAACCTTATCAGCCCCACCGACACGGCGCGGCAAATTAGCGGAATAGCCTTCTCATCTCCAAACTTAGGGGTACCCGTTAGTACACAGATATCTTACCGAAATCTCATGGATGCGGTGACGGAACTATGCGACGCTTCGGATATTGGCATTAAGACAGTGTTCACTCCAGCTACAGGCATCTTTACAGTGACTCTGTATAAAGGTGCCAGCTCTCAGGCTGTGTTCTCCAAGGAGTACGAAAACCTCACTGAACAAATATACACAGAGAGTGTGGCGGATTACGCCAATACCGCACTCATTGGCGGCGAAGGTGAAGGTTCAGACCGAATATTTATCGCCATCACAAGCGGCTCTGGAGAAACTCGGCGTGAAATTTTCGTGGATGCCAAAGACCTACGGGCTGAGGATTTTGGTGCAGCATACATCGATACTCTGACTTTTCGAGGTCAGAGCAAGCTGAATGAGCAGACAATACGCTATTCCTTTGATACATCGGTCAATCCTCATGGAAATCTGACATACAAGACAGATTTTGACCTTGGGCAAACCGTCAAAGTCATCTCTAAGTCATGGGGCGTATCCATGACTACGCGTATCACTGAGGTTGAAGAAACCTATGATGCGGACGGTCAAAGCATTAGCGTGGTGTTCGGAAAGGCTGAATTGACAATAGCACAAAAAATCCGTTCCGATTTAATCGAAGTCAAAACAGTGCTATCAGCCCCAACCGGCATTTCCGAAGTAGCAGAAGCTCTTGGCGTCGTGGAAGAGACGCTGAGTGATGTAGAGGGAACATTAGGTGATGTGGAAGGGTCGCTTAGTACTGTAGAGGAAACCTTAGGGGATTTGATGGTAGTAAATCCTAAAATTAAGGGAGATGATTTTGCAGATACCATTAACAACCTGTTTGGAAAGATCCCCGCACTTGAAATAAACGTAGGTGCAGGTACTGTATCGGTCGGTCAATATGCTCTGCATAATATGGTGCCCGGAGACGCCTTTTACTTCACTTCGTATAACGGTAACAAATTCAGCGACCAGCCAAGTGACGACGGCCATGTCTTTTTGGTAAAGCACAACGGAGACAATACTGGAAATGGCTATCAGCGTGCAATGGGTTTCTTTATATCCCGCAATACCATGACGTTTTATGTAATTTCAGTTTTCGTGTTCAATAATCCGGCTGGTCAGGCTAACTGGCTCAACATCAATAATGAACCAATAACTACGGCAAGGATTGCGAACGGTGCTGTGACTACCGCAAAAATGGCTCAGGAAGCCAACACCTCGCTCACTTACTCACTTGGTAGCGGTGTAACCATGGGTTCAAATATGTCATTTGTCAATAAGGGTGTTGTTTCAATCGGAATGCAGATCAATGTGGGGGCTTCGGGAGTCGCCTCCGGCGGCACGATTCTAGCAATGACAAATGCGAACTTTTACCCCTACTCGACAGTACGTGCTGTGGCAACTGCAGTGGGCGGAAGCGGCACCAGTATGCCGATTACGATTAACGCGAGCGGTGTGGTGGCGAATGCCGCCGCTTCCACACTGTCTACGGGTTTTTACCTTATATCTTGCTCTTACGCGAGAGCTTAACAGGAGGAAAGCAATATGGAGAAAAGCGGTTTTTTCAATTCATCGGGTGGAGACAGAGTCTATGATGCTGCGGACTTTGCGGCATATTTCGGAAGCCTTGTCTCCAACGGTGTTTTTTATATGACAGCAACAAACCTACAGGTATCACCATCAATCGGTTTGGCTGTGAGTGTGGCAGCGGGAAGTGCGTGGATTAACGGATACCGATATGAAAATACGGATGATTTGAATATCCCACTTACAACTGCAAACGGGAGCAATCCTCGCATTGACCGGATTGTTATACGCTTAAGTCAGATCAACCGAAGCATTCAGATCGCCGTTGTTGACGGAACTCCTGCTGCAACACCTGTGGCTCCGGCATTGACGAGAACAAGCGATATCTATGAACTTGGAATCGCTGACGTGCTTGTACCGACGGCAGCCACATCAATAGTTACAAATAACATTACAGATACCCGTCTAAATACTGACCTTTGCGGTTTAGTAAATTCGCTGGTTTCGGCGGTCTATGAGTGAGGTGAATTATTATGGCAACTTATCAGGCAACAAATGCTTGTACATGGCGTAACGGAAGCTGGATTGCAGGCGTAACCGATTATGTTCGGCAAGGGGTTTATCCTGATGCTAACAATTATGAGAACGTGGGTGCTATGCTGTTTGACCTCGCCAGCATTAGGAGTACCTACGCCAACTTTTATCCGACATCAGCCAGCATTCACCTTGTCAGGATAGCTGCAGGCGACTGGGGTTCCGCCAGAACCATGACGTTGTATGCCGGAAATGCATCAGGTATGCCGTCTCCAAGTTCAGGAACGAGTGTATCTGGGAATAGACCAACGAAGGTCACTGGTGGATACAATTACACCGTTTCCGCTGGGCAAGGTGCAAAAGATATTGCCATTTCCACCGCACTTATAGATTCTATCGGTAGCGGTGCCAGCAACTGCCTATTCATGGATGCAGGCTCAAGCACCTTGAATTACATGGGCTTTCGCGCCAGAGACGACTTAAGCCAAATTGTACTGACCATAAACTGGGCAAGCCGGACAACCGCTTGCAGCGCACCTACTTCCTGCTCAGTGAATGCAACTCTCTCGGAAGGCAACGTCACACTATCATGGAGTGGTGCATCCGGCGGCATAAATAACTCGATATCTTCCTATGAAATTCAATACAGTGATTCAGCCGATAACATCAACTGGGGAACATGGTCAGCACTGACCACAGTAACCACTACTGCCACCAGCGGCAGCACTTCGGTTGCACCGCCTTCAACGCGAGGCCACTACCGCAAGTTTCAGGTACGAACACGCGGCACAGCAGGAGCAAGCTATTATTCTGGGTGGAAAGTATCATCAAACTCTGTCCGCAGAAACACGGTCCCAAGCCCAGCTACCACCGCAGTAGCTTCTCCTTCAAACTACAGCGATGAGATCATCACGCTGACATGGAGCGGGGCTTCCGGTGGAACCAGTGCTATCAAGGGATACCAGATTGCCAGCAGGACATCCACGGATAACAGTACATGGAGTTCATGGAATGTTCTGACCACTCTGACCTTGTCGGCCAGTGGCGGCAGTTACAACCCAAATGTATCAAGAATTCCAGGCACATATACTCAATTTGGCATTTGGACAATAGATAATCTCGATGTTTACTCTTCAGAGAAGATTAGTAACAGCATTTACTGCGATATTACCGCCTGCGTAGCTCCGACTGCTTGCTCCGTAAGCACAACGCTGGCCGAAGGAAATGTTACCCTCTCATGGAGCGGCGCTTCCGGTGGTGCTGGAAATGCAATTACATCCTATGAGATACAGTATAGCGATTCGGCAGATAACAGCACCTGGGGAGCATGGACAGCGTTGACTGCAGTGTTCACTTCAGCGACGAGCGGCAGTTTAATAGTCAGCCCGCCAACTACACGCGGAAATTATCGCCGATTCCGGGTAAGAACACGAGGTGCAGCCGGGGAAAGTTTCTACTCCGACTGGACTGTTTCTGCTAACACTGTTCGAAGAAATACATTGCCGATACCACCGACAACTTTTACTGCCACTCCTCCTATATATGAGGTCAGAAAGATAACCCTATCATGGAGTGGAACAATACCAGGAACCAGTGCTATTAAGCAGTACGTCATACAACAGGCAACATCGACAGACGGAGTAAATTGGTCGGCATATGAAGCACTGACTACTATCGTCTCAAATGCTACTTCTGGCACCATCGAGGTGAATGGCTCACAAATAGCCGGTATGTTTACTCGCTATCGAATCAGTGTTACAGATATGCTTGATGCGGTTTCAACCTTTGTAGTCAGTAATGCAGTAAAGAAAAACAGTCCGCCGACCGTCCCAACAATTGTCTGTCCTGTATCTGGCAGTTCCAGCTATAATGTCACCCCACGCTTCATGATTACGACAGGCACTGAGCCGGACGGACAGACACAGATTGTGGAAGTAAAAATAGACTCGGGGGCGTGGTTCAACAGCGTAGACAACCCTGAGATGTTTTCCGTAAACGGATATCTGGGCAATGGCGTAAAAACGGTATATCAACCGGCACCACAGACCGTAGGGAACCATACTGTGACCTTACGGTGCCTTGATAGTGATATCGAGTCGTCAAGCCCAGAGGTTGTGCGTACTTTCACTGTATTACCCCCACCATTCGAGACAATCACTGCGAACGAAACACATGTGAAGGCTACACATATCCAGACGCTCCGCATGACTGTAAACACAATACGCAGCTATTACAATCTATCTCCCGTGGCGTGGAGTGAGGAAATTGTTGCCGGAATGACCACCGTCAAAAACTGGCCGTTCCATATCATGGAGCTTCGAAAAGCCATCGAATCGGTCATTACAACCGTCAACGGTTTTGATTCCTCGCCGACCTTTGATATTCCGCCCGTAACGTGGCTACCCATTGGAACAGGACGGCCAAGAGCGGACGTGATGCAACAGATTCAAGACCTGGTCTTGGAGTTTTAGCCACAATACAACGATAGCGCTCTCGTACTATGTGGGAGCGCTTTTTATTGCTCAGATATTTTTAATTAGCTGAGCAATTATACACCAAAATTCATGAAACGGAGGTATGTCAAATGAAAGAAATTTGGAATTGGATACAGCTGGCTTTTGCCGCTGTTGGAGGTTTTCTTGGATGGTTTCTCGGCGGGCTGGATGGCTTCCTTTATGCACTCATAGCATTTGTGGCCATAGATTACGTGACCGGTGTACTCTGTGCTATTTTGGATAAAAAGCTATCCAGTGAAATCGGCGCGAAAGGCATCTTCAAAAAGGTGCTTATTTTTACAATGGTAGGTGTAGCTCATATCCTTGATACGCAGATACTGGGTAGCACCGGGGACAGTGGTGGCATCCTTCGGACTGCAGTCATCTTCTTTTACTTGAGCAATGAGGGTGTGTCTATTTTGGAGAATGCCGCACATATCGGGCTGCCCATACCTGAAAAACTTAAGGATGTTCTTAAGCAGCTTCACGGACGGGAAGATGGTGACGGGAAATGATTGACTTAACAAAAGCATCAACCGTACACATCGGTCGGTGCGGTGAGCATCACTTCCGTAACATCGAGTTTGATGTTTCCAGTTTACTGGGGGAGGATTATCCCAGCACCTCACTGCAAGCCATATATAAACGGTCGGATGGCGTTGCCTATCCCGTGGTCACAAATTATGCCGAAAGCGTGCTGACATGGTCGCCCAGTGCGACGGATACCGAAATTGTCGGCGTGGGTCAACTGGAAATCAGAGTTACTCATGGTGATGTGGTCGGAAAAAGCGTAAAGGTTCTTACCATTGTAGAAGATGCACTTGTGGATGGCATTGTCACGCCACCCGAGCCGCCTGCCCAGGAATGGTTGAATCAAGTATTATCAGCATTGGCTGCGCTTAACATTGACGATGTTTACAGCCTGCTTAACCTTACCTACGATCTGTTAAATGATAACTATACTCTACTCGGTACCACCAATGGACTGCTAAACGACAATTTCACGCTACTCGGCACCACACACGCTCTATTGAGTGATAGCCACACGCTTTTAGAGAATACCTATACCGACATAACAGCCATGCGTGACACGCTGTATACCCGTACTGGGGTCATTCTCAATCATCTGCACCCGGTGGAAACTGCCTCAGCACCGGACATGGCGAGCCGCAGAGCGTCCATAACCTTTACAAGTATCTCGGCGGGCAATAGCATGGTTTTGGACAATGTGATCTTTGTGTTCGTTACGACTTTGGGTAGTCCTGCGGCAAACACCGTACAGGTACTGGTTCAGGACAATTTCAGCAGCACTGTCAAAAAGCTCGCCGAAGCCATACGGGGTGTTCAGGACACAGCGAACATCGCCTACGGCAGCGGAACGAATCCGCACCCCACCTGCACGGGTTATTGGACAAAGCAGCGGTTTTCTATTGGGGATATTTCCGTTGCACCCGGAGAGAGCCTGTTCCTGCTTGAAAAATCCGAGGACACAAACACTACCCTTACGTTGACCTCAACCGCAGCATCGACTATCAACGCTTTTATTCGGATGCCGCACCTGCGGTATGTCATGTCGGGGAATACCACCGGTTCGGGCGGCGCTAACAGTGTCAGAGGTCCTTTGCACACGATTCTTCCCGTCGGTAGCATTATAATCGGCGGTCAGGACGACCCGCTTATCCCGGTGCCATACGACTGCCATTTGGTCACCATCTGCCGCCAATCGGACACCAGCGAAAAGGAACTGGACTTCTACATCTCAAACGACGAAGAGAATTTTACCCGTATCTCGAGAAGTACGCCTCTCGGCGCTGACAGTTCTGCAGAGGCCCAGCACGCCCAAATCGCCATGCGGCAAAGTCGTATACCCGCCGGATACGGGCTTTATATCCGCATCGGGAGCAACGGAACCTCAGCAACCGCTTACTGCGACTTGAAGTTTACCTACCACTTGTATCCCATCAATCTGTGAGGAGGTGATTAATAATGAACTTGCATAAACTTATCCTTACCAACAACGCCTGCTACAAGGCAGGCAGAACCATCACGCCGAAGGGTATCATGTTGCACTCCACCGGAGCGAACAATCCGAATCTGAAACGCTACGTCGGACCAGATGATGGACTGCTCGGCAAAAACCAATACAACAATCACTGGAATCAAGACAAGCCCGACGGTCGTCAGGTTTGCGTTCATGCCTTTATAGGGAAACTGGCTGATGGTTCTATCGCTACCTACCAGACCCTTCCGTGGAATCACCGCGGGTGGCACAGTGGCTCCGGTACGAAAGGCTCGGCCAATGACTCCCATATCAGTTTTGAAATCTGCGAGGACGGTCTGACCGATGCCTCGTATTTTTCTGCCGTCTACAAGGAAGCTACTGAACTGTGTGCTTGTCTATGCAAGGAGTACAAGCTGGACCCGATAGCAGACGGCGTTATCATCGGTCATTTCGAGGGGCATAAGCACGGCATCGCCAGTAATCATGCCGACCCCGGGCACTGGTTTCCGAAACACGGGAAGTCAATGGATACTTTCCGTGCCGATGTCAAAAAATTGCTAACAGTGATTGAAACGCCTACCCCGACCGAACCGGAGAAACTATATCGGGTTCAGGTCGGTGCATACTCAGTTAAGGCAAACGCTGATGCCATGCTCAAAAGAGTTAAGGCGGCGGGGTTTACCGACGCTTTTATCAAAATTGAATAAGTATCTTTAACAAGTACGCAAGCGCCCCTCTTCTGTCTGTAGACGGTAGAGGGGCATTTTTCTTTTCCCTCTGAATGGAGGTAATTTAAGTGAGCAACATCCCAAATCAAAGTGTAAGCAAAAGCGACATTAATACCGTATCAGAAAAACGGCTTGTACCGGAGGGGCAATTACAGCGTGAAGTCGATTATGTAAGAGCGCAACAGACACTAACAGCCATGTTAGATTGTGGACTTATTTCCTTGTCTGAATTCAACAAGATAACCGATTTAAACCGCAAAACTTTCTCACCATTATTAGCTGAGATTATGCTCTGAAATCGTTGATATTACTTCGCTTCAGAGGTAATATGTGACACTGACCAAGGAGGTGAGAATTTGAAAAAGGTAACGAAAATCGATGAAAATAAAGCTGATATCACGGAGCGTTCAAAGCTGCGGGTTGTGGCTTACTGCCGTGTATCTACCGACAGCGATGAACAACTCGTTAGTCTGGATGCTCAAATAAAGCATTGTGAATCCTACGTCAATGCAAATCCTGAGTGGGAGTTCGCCGGGCTCTATTATGATGAGGGCATCTCCGGAACAAAAAAGGAAAAGCGGCCTGAATTGCTTCGAATGATTGCAGACTGTGAAGACAGAA